ATTGGTACATACGCCTTTACTGGTAATATGCCTGCTGTTGCACAGTATACAGGAAAACTATAATGAGCGATGATGTTGTTAAAGCCTCACAAACTGCAACAACAGGTGGTCGTAAATTTGATGGTAACAAACTAGAATTTGGTTTGTTACCACCTCTTGCACTTGAAGCTACTGTTGATGTACTAACATTTGGTGCTCAAAAGTATGAAAGAGACAACTGGAAAAGAGTACCTGATTCAAAACGCAGGTATTACGATGCACTTCAACGGCATCTTTGGGCATGGAAGAAGGGTGAAGTTCTCGACCCTGAATCTGGCAAACATCACTTAGCACACGCTATGTGTTGCCTCATGTTTCTATATGAACATGATACAATGTATTCTTTAGATACATAAATTTTTTGGAGTTATATTATGAAATTATCAACTGAAACAATCTCTGTCTTAAAGAACTTTGGTGCCATCAATCAAGGCATCTTGTTCAAAAAAGGCAAGACACTCAAAACAGTTTCTTCACACAAGAACATTCTTGCTGAAGTTACAATCAAAGAAGATATTCCCGCAGAGTTTGGAGTTTATGACCTAAACAATTTCCTGTCGGTTGTATCTCTACACAAAGATGACCCATCATTTGAATTTGATGACAAACATGTTGTTATTTGTGGCAACAAAGGTCGTTCTAAAATCAAGTATCGTTTCTGCGAACCTACTATGATTGTTACACCACCAGAGAAAGCACTTGCAATGCCTGACCCTGAGATTAAATTTGCTTTAACGGCAGAAGATTTTGATTGGGTTCTCCGTGCTGCTTCTGTTCTTTCTTCACCACAAATTGCAATCGAATCTGATGGCAAGAAAGTTTCAATCATAACATTGGATTTGCAAAACGATTCTGCACATACCGATGCACTTGACTTGACTGATGGTGATGGCAGTAAGTATCGTATGGTTTTCAAAACAGAAAACTTGACCAAGATTCTACCTGGTGCATATGAAGTGAAAATTTCTTCTAAAGGCGTTTCACACTTTCAACACAAAACTACACCACTTCAATACTGGATTACAACTGAATCTGGTTCTAAGTTTGAAAAGGCTTAATTATGAAGTACTCTGATGCTTTTCCTAGTGAAGAACCACTTGTTCAATTTGAACAGAAACAACCTGTTTTTCCAAACGTAACAAAGGAAGAATACATTGCAGTATTAGAAACTGAAGTGGAAGTTCTTGGTAGATATTACAAACCAGAGACAGAAGGTACAGGTAATTTCAATACTGCAATTGGTGTCTTGCAAAGACGCATTGAGGAAATTCGCAATGGAACAACGGCGTAATTTTTTAAGAGGTGCAGGCATCATCGGTGCCTTTGTAGTTGGTGCTGCTTCTTATAGGCAAGTGAAAGAAATGGCTAATGAACATAAAGACATTAGCCACCTCGCACCACCGAAAGAAGCAGCAACAATCCAGTTTACAGGTGCATATGGTGAGAAACCTAAAGCACCAGAACCAACTATGGGTCAACATACATTCTATGTTAATGGTTGGAATCAAGAAGTTACTCACCGTGTTTCTATGACTGTCGGTAAAGACAATCGCTTGTGGATGAAAATCGGTGATGAATGGCACAGAGTTGCTATTGAATCTTAACGTGAATTATTTTATTATGAAAGTGGTGTATGGAACATTTATTATGGACAGAAAAGTATAGACCACAAACAATTGCGGATTGTATTCTACCTGACCGGTTGAAACATCCTTTTCAGGAATATGTTAATCAACATAACATTCCTAATCTATTGTTAAGTGGTGGTGCAGGCGTTGGTAAGACTACAGTCGCCAAGGCTATGTGTAATGAAATCGGTTGTGACTTCATGGTCATTAACGGTTCTGATGAATCTGGTATTGATACCTTCCGTGTCAAGATTAAAAACTATGCTTCATCTATGTCATTGTCTGGTGGTCGCAAGGTCATCATTATTGATGAAGCAGACTATCTAAATCCAAACTCAACACAACCTGCGTTGCGTAATGCAATTGAAGAATTTGCAGTTAACTGTTCATTCATCTTTACTTGTAATTACAAAACTCGTATCATTGAACCATTGCATAGTCGTTGTGCAGTTATTGATTTCTCGTTGAAGAACAATGAAAAGTTGCAGATGGCCGGTGGGTTCTTTAAGAGAGTTCAGTCAATTCTTCAAAGTGAAAAAGTTGAGTATGATGACAAGGTACTTGTAGAATTAATTAAGAAACATTTTCCTGACAATCGCCGTATTCTGAATGAGTTGCAACGATACTCACAGTTTGGTAAGATTGATACTGGTGTTCTCGCACAGATTGGCAATGTCCAACTGAATGAAATCACCAAGCACATCAAAGACAAAGACTTTGGTGCGATTCGTAAGTGGGTCGCATCTACTGATTTGGACAGTAACACAATGTTCCGTCAGTTGTATGATTCTCTGTATGAGATTATGAAACCACAATCAATCCCACAAGCAGTTGTGATTATTGCTGACTATCAATACAAGAACGCCTTTGTTGCTGATACTGAAATTAACCTTGTTGCTTGTTTAACCGAACTAATGGTAGAATGTGAGTTTGTATGAAAGACTTTGAAGTACACCCAATTGGAACATTTACAGAAGTTAAATTGTCCAGAGAATTAGTACATGCTATTGAACAAGTAACACAACAATATGGAACAGGTATTATTCCTACATCTGTGTTGACTGCTTATATGGAACTAAGAAATCATTATGCAATTCAAATTGAATCGGAATTGTTATGATTTTAGATTTGTTTCGACCAACTTTTGAATGGATCAAAGATGACTTTAAGTCTAATCGCTTTCGTTTTGTTATTGAGTTGTTGGCTTGGGCTGTTAGTATTGGGTGCTCAATTACCATGGCACTCACAGTCCCAAATCCTCCTCTTCTGGCTCTTTATCCTGTGTGGATTGCTGGTTGTGCCATGTATGCTTGGGCTAGTTATACTCGGAAATCATTTGGCATGCTCGCTAACTACCTATTGTTGACTACCATTGATACGATTGGTTTGATTAGGATGTTAACATGAGTAACCCATTTGACTATGTTAACTCAATCCTTCAAAACAAGAAGAATCTAATTGTTGATGAACTGACAGAAAAAGACTATTCACCTTTTCTGGTTAATCGTACACTTTCCTATCATAAAGACTGTATCTTATATGCCAATGAAATGAATCGTAGGCATTTGGCTGATAAAAAGTTGCAATATGACTTTTTACTAAATACGATAAGGTCACAGAAAAGACCTTTTGCTAAGTGGGTTAAGGCTGAAAAAAGTGAAGATTTAGAATGTATCAAGCAAGTATTCGGACTCTCTGACCAAAAAGCTCGTGAAGCCAAGCGCCTCCTTAGTGATGAACAAATCCAAAAACTAAAAGAACAAACCGATACAGGTGGATTAAGGAAATGATATGGTTGATTTGGCCAAATTCATTGAGGTCACTCTCAATGAACAAGACGATTTTTTAAAGGTTCGTGAAACGCTAACACGGATCGGAGTATCATCACGCAAAGAAAAAGTTTTATACCAGTCTTGTCACATTTTACATAAACAAGGTAAGTACTACATTGTTCATTTCAAAGAACTGTTTGCACTAGATGGAAAACCATCTAACATTTCTGAGAATGATATACAAAGACGTAATGCAATTGCAAACTTATTGGAAGAATGGGGTCTAGTAAAAATTCTAAACCCACAATTGATGACTGATAATATTGCACCTTTGCATCAAGTGAAGATTATTTCGTTTAAGGAAAAAGAAGATTGGGAATTAATTACCAAATATAATATTGGTAAAAAGCCTCAAGATTACTAAATAAAATATCTCAGGGATGGGAACTAGGCGGCACCCTAGTAAATAACTGCCAAGAACACCTACCTTAGGTTCCGTTGGTCGCTACGGCATAAGGCGTCCGTGTAATTACACCCTCGACACGAAAGTTCGAGCCAGTATAAGGTAAGCTGGAATGCGTAACGCCTTCGGGGTTACATTTCATTAACTCGCTTAATAGGAGAAAACCATGACACTAGGACATATTTCATTTGGTCCATTGCATCACTCTACACTCGGCTTTGACCGATTTTTTGATAATGTTGAAAAACTTATGAATGTAGATGTGCAGAAAACTGTATCAACCTTTCCACCACACAACATCTTAAAACTGGATGATACTCGTTACATCGTAGAACTTGCCGTTGCAGGATTTTCTAAAGATGAAATCGAAATTTCAGTTGAAGATGGTAAACTAACTGTCAAGGGTGAAAAGGAAGATAAAGAAAGCAAAGTGCAATATCTACACAAAGGTATCGGCACAAGGTCTTTCACAAAGACACTCACCATTGCAGATACAATCG